CATCAATAAACTTGAAAGGCTCAAGCTCAATTCTGTTGATCTTTAGTGTATGATTTCCCGGTGCAATTGTTTTAGGTAGTCCTGAACCGCCTTCTTTTGCTAAGTCTGTTGTGCTTAAAGCCATTTTTGTTGTTTTTTTAATTATTAATCTACGAATACTTTGTCCCAGTAAGTCTTGTACTCACCGTTCTCATCAATTTCTGCAATTACAATCTCTTCATTTCTGAGATGCTCTGGTCTTGCACCACAAGAGACATCATCATTAGTTTTGAAACTAAGGACATTCTTGTCTCCCTTCCTATACAAGTAACCAATAGCATCAGAATTAGAAGTTGTAATTCTCTTCAGCTTACCTGTCAGATCCAGGTCAACAGCACTAAATGTACCACCGGCCTTTTCTAACTGAGTATCCTTCACGTGACCAACAAAGATCACATAAGGGGCCCAAGTTAGAATGTAATCAATCACCTTTGTAAAGGCTTGTCTTGTCCAATAGTAACCAGCACCTTCAGGTAGGCCAAGTATAGTTCCATACTTTTCTTTACCACCACCTGGATTAAACCAGTTCTTACCCATTGGACTCTTAGAATAAAGCACTTCAGCATACGGTACTACCATTTCCTCCAATGCAGTAATTGTATCTACTGCAATGTACTTGTATGGATTACCTGCTTCTTTAATTGCTTTACCTATCTCTCTGATTTCTTCAAAGCTACTTGCTTCTACTTTCATAGCATTCAGATACTTAGTACCTCCTTCTAAGTCTAAGATCAGACAGTTATCAAGTGTACTTAACAAACTTGTCTTACCTATCTTAGGTTTAGAAAAGATAATAAGATTCTTAGGGCTCTTATGAGTAGGAGCTTGCTTTTCTGTAGGCAATACTATTCCCATAACTTAAGATTTAATAATTTCATTTAACCAATTCTTATGACTCACCGGCTTCTTTAATAAGATTGCGGCAACATCTCTGATAGTCAACTGACTAATAGGAGAATCAAGATCTGGATCCATTATCTCTTCAAAGTTTGGAAACATACCTGTTTCAGTGTTTTCCTGAACATCAAACTCAATCTTAACAAGTTCTGATATAGGAACTAAATACCTAAAGTGTCCATTTGCTGCAGGTTCCGTCTTTTCATACTCTTCTTCATAATGAGGGTTATACCTCCATTTGTAAAGCATTCTCTCCGGATCTTCAGGGTCAAGCTCAATACTTGTAAATTCTGTATAGATGTCCTTACCCTTCTTTACTTCACTTGGAAAGAATCCTACATGAAGTTCATTTTTCCCTTTTGGAGGATAAGCACACTTAGGAATAAACAAAGGACTGTCTTCCTGTAGCAGATCAAATTTCCACTGATGGTGCTTCAGCAACTCTTCAGTTTTTTCTTGCCTGTTAACGGTTGTACTTTTTGTTGATAAACTCATAATTTACTATTTGGTTGATAATCTTTTCTCCTGTTGAGGAGGTGTAATCATTTCTGTAAGTCTCATCTTTTCAAATTCAGCACGGAAAAAACTCAGACGGGTGTCACCATTTCTACACTTAAGAAAGTGCAGAACAATAACTCTATCATCTTCAATCACGTATCTATCTGGACCATAGTATCTAATCTTCTGTTTTGCAGGTCTGTTAATACCTATAAGGTTATCTGCATGTTGAAGAATAGCATCTGATCCAAATATATCAGACTCAAGAATATAGTTACCATACTTACCTTCCTCACTTCTCTCCGGGTTGTCTATATTTCTATTCAACTGACTCAGTAGAATAAAAGCTATAGGGTATTGCCTTTTAAGAAGTGTAAGAGCTTCTCCAAGATTGTTAAGCATATCTTGCTTATCTTTCTCATATGGAGCTTTCTTAAATAGTAACGAGTGATCTATAGTAATCAGAACTTTTGGTAAAATCATATTGCCACTAGGATCATATGTTGCATGTTCCGCCATGTATTCCCCTATAATCTGCTTGAACTCTTCTATGGTACAAGGCTTCTCTACTACATCTATGGGATATTTTATTTTGGCTTTTGCGTAATCATAACATTTTTGTAAATCAGAATCACTTAATTTTCCATCAGCACTACAGAGGTACTTGTATGATTTTCCAACCACACTTGAATATTCTCTGATAGCAGATGTCCTGGCTAACATTTCAAACTGAAACTGTAGAACTCTAAAGTTCTCTCCTTGGTTAAGAGGAAAAGACTCTCTGACAATCTGTTCTACAATTAAAGTTTTACCACTAGCAGGTCTGCCACCAATAACATTCAAGGTATTCCACTCAATACCATCAGTAAGTGCATCATCAAATTTGGGCCATGGAGTCTTAAGACTCTTTATGTGACCATTCATTCTTCCCTGAAGATACTTTAAGGATTCTTGAAAACCCTCCCTTTGACTGTTCCAAGGTTTCTTTGGAGCAGCCTTACCGGAATTACTCATATATACATTTTAAGATATTTGTGTTTTTAGTCTGTTATATAGTTCATGAAATGTAGTAACTAGAAACTCTATTGCTAGATAACTCCAAATACTTACTTCTACTATGTATGTGTCAATTATATAATAACACATAACAGAACCTAAGATTACTGCCGGAAGCAGTTTTAATGCTCTACTCATACTACTTTTTCACTAAAATGAGAATCTTTATAATCACCATCACCATTCATATACACCTCGCAATAATTTGCAAGCTCAGATTCAAATGTTTTTTCTGCAGAATTAAGCTTACGAATAAAATACTGAGAGGTCCTCATATACTTATAACCCTGTCTTTCATACTCATCAACATACATCTTTGTAGCATTAAGAACAGTTTCCCAGTCATAATTGTGCGTCTCAAAGAACCACCTAAAGTTATTCTCTAAGTTCTTCTTATCTGATCTTGCATATTTACCACTGGGAAGTTTAAATTTAGGAAAAATTTCTAAATACTCAGATATATAATCATCAAAATTTTCACCCATGATCACAGAAGAAGTCTTCTTTTTACTGTTCTTAAAGAAAGACTCTAACTCTTGAACCAATACAAATGCTTTACCGGTCAATTTACCATCCTCTAATAACCATTCATCATTTGTCAACCGCATATATTCTATGGTCAAGTTAAGATTAAACAAAGGACACATGTTATGTTTCTTACACCACAACAAGTAAAGTTGATTAGGAGTAAGATTATTTTTGATTAGTTTGTTAAATATATCTACCATTCTATTTCAAAGTTATAGTTCTTCTTAATTATTTCAGATGTCTTGTTAAAAACATCTTGGCATTCCCACTCTTTTAAGTTATTATAACTTGCTGCAGCAGGATGTGTAAGAAAGAATTTGTAATTATTATCATTAACGCATTCTGCCCATTCTTCTGCTTTTTTACCCATGTAGATATAAACAAGACCAGGATTATTCCATGTTAACCAATCAAACACATAAGCGATAAAAGGTCTCCATATTAAATAATGTTGTCCTACTTTACCAATATTAGTTGTTAATGCTGTATTTAACATTAGTATACCTTGATTACCCCATCTTGCAAGGTCCATGTCCCTGCAAGCATTTACACCGTTGTAAACAGTCTTGTTTATAGCATTAAACATATACTCCAAACTTGGTTGTATACTCTCTGCATCTTTAAGACTAAATGCAATACCATCTGCTTGATTAATCCCTGGGTACGGATCCTGGCCTACAATTACCATCTTAAGTTCACTATAAGGACATTCCTCAAATGCTCTAAACCAATTTTTCATAGTAGGAGTAAATCTCTTACCATCTTGAGTTTGTTTCAGTAAAATAAATACTATGTCTTCAAATTCTTTACTGTATATAAAACTTCTAAGAATTCTATCCCATCCTGAAAGCTTTAATTTATCAATTATTTTATCCTTTATTTCTTCTATGTTAAGGCTCTTTGACATTTTTCTATAAATTTGTAAAAACTAATAATGTTATGGCTATTACTGTAAAAGAACTTAAAGACGATGCAATAGTAGAAATAAAAGTAAATAAAGGCTTTTATTTAATGACTAAGGCATTATCTTATTATCTATTTCAAACTATTACAGATGATACTAAAAGAGAAGAATCTCTTAAAAAACTTATGACTTCTTCTTATGAAACTCTAAATGACTTTGAAAAATCATTTTATACAGTAACTCTTTTGCTTGCTGAAATTGAAAGACAAGCAAAAGAGAACAATCTTTATAATGAAAAAGAAGTTCTTGAGCCCGGTGATGAGGGCTATGTAGCACCTACCCAAGAATAATTCCGTTATCTGCAGCTATCTCATTACAAGCTTCAATAGCTAGTGTTAGTTCAGTATTGCTACAATCACCAAAGGATTTACAAATAATCCTTTTGTGTCCTTCATCTTCTACCTCATAACATAGTCCTGCTTTTTCTTTTACAATCAGTTTCATGTCATCAAAAGGAAAACCTAGTTCCCCGGCCATTTCTCTGATACTAGCATGTATCTTTGCAATCTGAGCCGGGC